GCCAAGTCTTCGCCGCAAAGAAAAGTTTCGCAAACAACGTAAAGACAATTAATCAAGATATTGACTTTGACATATTTAATTTCTTCACTAATAGAAGGAGTTCTTAGATGGCCAAAAAAACTCCAGATCAAGTATTGAAAAACGCCTCGAAGAAAATAGAAAAGGCCTTTGAATTGGAGATAAGTTCGGTCAACATGAAGGAACGAGGAGAGGACAGTAAGGAGGGAGTCGTAAAGAGAACGCAAATCCTAGGCAAGGGTGTAGATGGTTCTAAGTCAAACCCACTTAAACCTTTGTCCGATAAATATAAAGAACGAAGAAGGATTAAAAGAAAGCAGTTAGGGCCAAACGCTAAGCCGAATAAATCTAATCTCACATTTACAGGGCAGCTATTAAAAAGCTTAAGCGTTGTCGGTACGCGAGGGCGTTTTATCATGTTCGCAAAAAGCACATCTAGAACACTTCCAAACGGAGAACCCGACTCTAAAACAAACTCGGAGATCCTAAAGTACGTACAAAGAGAAAGAACATTTTTGGAGTTAACCAAGGCCGAGATTAATAAAATAAAAAAAGAATTTAGGGAGAAGTTCAGAAAAAAGATAAGGGACTTGACAACATAAACGAAAAGGGGAAACAATGAGTGAAGTAGAAACAAAGACTCCAGCGGAGCAACCTGATATTCCAGCGGAAGAACCGGGCGAAAAACCAAATAACATTGACGCACTTGAAGCTAAGAACCGAGAGTTGTTAGACGAGCTAAGGAAGGCCCGAACTACTGCTAAAACTTTCCAGTCTAAGATTGACGAGATTGAGAAAAAAAAGCAGGAGGAAAAAGGCGAGTACAAGGATATGTACGAGTCTACACTTGAAGAACTTAAAGCAATCAAGACGTCCAAAGAAGAATTAGAAAGCAATATACTTGAGTCTAGAAAGGTATCCGAAGTAATGAAAAAGATCGGGCGGCCTTTAAAGAAAAACGAGTACGTTACTTTCGTTGACACTGGCAAGATCATATACGATGAGGAAACCCATTCATTTGATCCTAAGAGTGTCGAGATGGTCGCTAATAGTTTTTTAAAAGAACACGGCGATCTTCTAGTTACTAAGACGGTGACACTGCCTTCTGATTCGGCAAGACACTCAAGCGAAAGCATAAGTCATGAACAATGGTTAAAGCTTCCGCTGAAAGAGAAGAAAGAAAAAAGAAAATTTGTTAAAGATTAAAGGAGTAATCTATGAGTAGTACAGTAATTGGGGATGTATCAGAGCAGGTACAAAAATTCTGGTCTCCAACCATGACCGAAGAGTTGAAAGAATCAAATATCCTTGCGTCTCTGTTGAGTAGAGATTATGAAGGTGACCTTAAGAAGGGTGGCGATACTGTTTATGTGTCCCAAGTAAAGCGTCCAAATGCTGAAAGGAAAAACACTTCCGCAGGCGACAACACTTTTGGTTCTCAAAAAATGACAACCGAAAGAATCGCCATCAAAGCGGATCAAAGAATTACAGCTTCTTTTAAGTTGGAAGATTTGATTGGACTTCAGTCTCAAATTGAAATTGAAAACAACGGTGGGCCTGATTCCAAAATCAAGCAAGCGTTGATGGAGGCCTTAGAAATTAACCTAAACAGTTATCTTTATTCTTTGATTTCCCCAAGCGCTTCAGCTCCAGATCACACCGTTACGAGTGTTGCTGACTTTACATTTGCAGAGCTTAAAAACATAAGCACATTAGCCTCTCAAGCTAAGTGGGCAGGTAGAGGACAAGACTGGTACAGCCTTCTAGATCCAATGTATTATCATGATCTTTTGGACGAGACACAAATGAACAACGCCGATACCGCTGACGAGAGACCTTTGGTGGCTGGCCGTTTTGGAACCAATAGAATGGGCTTTAATATTTTTGAAGACAATTCTGAAGGTATTCTTTCTTTGTCTGGAAACTCTCAAGATGCCGGTATCTTTTTCCACAAAGACTTTATGCACTTGGTTATGCAAAAGCAGCCTGAGTTTAAAATTTCCGACCTTCACGCCAATCAACAGCACGGGTTTCTAATCAGTGTAGATATGATCGTTGGTGGAAAGCTTGGAATTGAAGGCGCTAAGAAACATATCTCAGTGATTAATTCATAAGGAGTAGGTAATGAGTTTGAAGGGTAAAAAAACTGTAGGGGCTCCATTTGCAAATGAAGCTGAAATCGTAAGAGTTGTTTACGACTTCGCCGAAGATGGCGGGGCTCTGGGTGACTACGATGTTGTGGTAGCTGAAAGCAATTGCGTTGTGAAACTTAAGTATGCAGCCGTTAAGGCCGCTGTAACTTCAGATGGAGCTTTAGTCGTTGACCTTGGCAAGGGCGACGGCGGTGCCGAGTTTTGGAGTGATCAGGGCAAGGCCGCATTAACTCTAGATGCTATCGTTTGCGCTGATGCTGACGCTGGGGTTGAGCTATCATCTGGGGAAAAAGTTGTCTTTGGAATTGAAGGCGCGGCCGCAAGTGCTGGTAAAGTAGAATTTGTTTTTGAAGTAATGAAATACTAAAAAGGAATTGCCCTCCGCATGGAGGGCGTTTTAACTTATGAGATTCAGACTACTGCATTCTGATAATTCAACGCTCAAAGATTTAAGTACTGATATTGAGAAATATCACTCTGGATCTGCGAGCGTTACATATACTACTAGCGAGGATAAGATTTATTTAGGCTCTCGCTTTCCCTTTTCATCTTTCTATATTGAAATGGGCGACACGGTTAATCTTCTTGGTGGCGCCATGTCTATTAAATATTGGAATGGGACAGTTTTTAGAGACACTGTAGAAATAATAGATCGAACCGATGCTTTATCTAATTCTGGTTATGTGGACTTCACACCAAACCATGATTGGACATGGAATAGAGAACATACAAACCACAACGGCGAAACGGTTACAGGTCTTGAAGATGTCAATATATATGACCTTTATTGGCTCGAAATAAGCTTTGATACCACGTTAACAGGAAATACCGAAATAAAATATATAGGTCAAAAGTTTTGCGAAGACGAAGACCTGGAAGCAATTTATCCCGCACTAAATAGAAGTGATGTTAAATCAAGTTTCAAGACGGGCAAGACTAATTGGAATGAGCAATCAGTGGCAGCAAGTAATGAAATACTGGATCGCATCAAAAAAGAGTACTTAGTTGAATCGGGAAATCTTTTATTAAACCGTGAAGACTATAAAACCGCGTGTGTTGAAAAATTAGCGAGCATTATCTTTACATCTTTTGGTGATGACTACGAAGATGACCGCATACAATCAGGCAAAAATTATAACTATCATTTTAAGCTGGCACGTCCAGTTTTAGATAACAACAAGAACGCCATTGAGGACGTTAGAGAGTCCATAGCAAGGCAGGGATACATGACTAGATGAGCAAAGTTAGCTCCATTTATGACGCCTTAATCTCAAGCCTAGACACTCTATTTCCTAGCGACAGCTCCTATCAGAGAATTTATAACGCTTATGACCTAACCGACAACCCAGAGCATGTATTAAGGAAAGGCTACGGGTTGCAGTTTGAATCTTCGACTATTGATGTCACTGGCGATGAGTTTGGATCTTACGCGAAAGCGGCAACCATCACAATTTCATTTGCCAGAGAAGTTATTAGACAAAAATTTCAAGTGAAAAACATGGACGAAAACGTAAAAGCGGTAATGGAAGACGTCCATACAATTACCTCGAGTTGGTCTGACCCATCAAACATAGATGAAAATATAGAAGACGTTACACCTTCAGGTGATTCAGGGGTTGAGTTTGTACGCGGGGAAAAACAAAACTTCATATCTGTGGCGGTAACATTTGAGATTAAATTTAAACAGAAATATTTAAACTGTTAGGAGAAAAATAATGGCGCAATTAATGAGATCATCGGTATTCGCTTTAAAGCAAGAATCAACTGCGGGAACGCTTATTAAGCCAAGCGCCGCCACCGAATTCGTACCCTTAAGAGAGGGCTTTGGAATTGAGGCAAACATAGAGGAAGTAAGTTCTGACGAGCTTGTAAACGACATAGGAGCTTCTAAATCTTTATCTGGTAAAGAGCAACCCGCTGGATCTCACAGTGTTTACATGAAGCACTCAGAGACCGAAGGCACCGCTCCTGAGTATGGGCTTTTGATTGAGTCGGCATTAGGAGCTAAGACGGTAAACGCCACAGAATACGGGGTAACATCTGGATCAAGCGCTGGTACCTCAAGTGCTAGAGCGCAGTTAACCATGTCTGGAGACGAGGAAGACAATTTCGAGAAAGGTCAGGCGGTATTAATAAAGGATGGCACAAACGGCTACTCCATTAGAAATATTTACGATGTTGATTCTGCCAATAATGAGCTTGACTTAAACTTTAACCTTGGTAGCGCTCCGGCATCCGGCGTTAATCTTGGCAAGGCGGTTCTATATAAGCCAGCGGCAAGTGGACACCCTTCATTTTCAGCATGGCTTTACGTTGCAAATGGCGGGGCAATTCAATCAGTAGCAGGCTGTAGAACTAGCTCAATTGAGATAACTGCAAACTCAGGCGAGCAAGCAGAAATCAACTTCTCTTACGAGGGGTCAAAGTTTTACTACAATCCGATAGTTATTAGCTCTTCAAACAAATACATAGACTTCAATGAGGGCGGCGTATCTTCAGCGGTATCACTTACCGAAAAAGTATACAAGAACCCGCTTGATCTTGCTAGGGCAATAGAGACTGCCATGGACGCGGAGGCGACTGCAGACATAAGTGTTAGCTATAGCTCAACAACTGGTAAATATACTATCGCGAGTGACGGGGCAACTTTTGAACTTGAATGGAGCACAGGCTCTAACGCCGCAAACTCCATTGGTGAGACACTTGGCTTTGTTGTTTCGGCGGATGACACTGCGGCGACATCTTACGCTTCTGACGCTGGCATCGATCTTGGCGCTGAATACACGCCAACTTATGACGATGCTACAAACTTAATTGTCAAAAACGCCGAGTTAATGATTGGCGATTACTCAGACAATATTTGCAAAGAAGCTGCAAACGTAAGTTTTTCAATATCAACTCCCACCGAGGAAGTCTCAAACATTTGCGCTGAAAGTGGCGTTGAAGAAAAGATTATTGTTTCCAGAGAAGTAACAGCTTCAACAACTTTAATTCTAAGCAAGTACGAATCAAACATATTCGACAAGTTTGTTAATAATGAAAAAACTCCGGTTATGTTTAACTTTGGGCAAAAATCAGGTGGCAACTGGGTTGCTGGCAAGTGCGTAAACATTTACATGGCAAACGCTTCAATCACTAACTACAACGTGACGGGCGACTCATACGCTCAAGTGGAATTAAGCTTCAAAGGTTATATCACTAGCGAGCAAAAAGACATTTACATCAACTTTATATAAATCCAAAAAGGGGGACACTTTGGAAGATTTAAAAGAAGAGGTTAAGGGCGGTTATATAAAATTCAGATATCCGAACCCTATTGAGGCCATGCACTTCGTTGGGGAGTGTAAGCTAGGCGACATGGAGATGGATAGCTATAAAAAGATAGCGTTCATTTGCGAAAACCTTGGAAGAGTTATTACAGAGGTTAAGGTTAAGAGAGGCAAAGAGAACTTAGAATCTTACGATCAGTTAACCAGCGACATGGATTATCTGAAACCAATTTCAAGAATTGGAAGCAAGATTTACGGCCATATACTAGAGGCCTACGCAAAGGAAGATTAGCGTCCGAGGCAATGAATTTTTACCTTAATAATATAAAGGTAGATCAAATCAAGGTCTTGGACGATGAGCACAAAAACGATTTAAAGCGAATTCAAGAAGAAATTCCGCTTTATTTTGAGTTTGTTGAAATGAAAAATTTTGGAATAGCTGTGAGCGCTGGCGATTTGGATTTTAAAAGATACAAAACCTATTGCGCATTTCAGAGGGAGTTGAACACGCGTGGCAAATGATAAGTTAATCTTTGACATTCTAAAAGGTAAAGACACCTTAAAAGTTGGAGTTAAGGAAAACGCCACGCTTGTCAAAAAACTTTCATCTGAAATAAAGAAAAGCTTTAGTATTGCATCATTCACCGGAAATTTGGCCGCCAATGCAGTGGCTTCTTTTGCTGGAGTGTTGAGGCAAGGACTTTCAAATTCAATAGACTTTGGCAAAGGCATTGCTGAAATAAACTCCATACTACCAAGAAACGAGAAGCTCACAAAGAAAAGCGAGAAGGCGATTCTGGGGCTTTCTTCCACGTTCGGGTTAAACGCTCAGACTCAAGCGAAGGCCTTTTATAATATCGTCTCCGCGGGTGTCGAGGGTACTACAAACCAGTTAGAAACCTTAAGAGTTGCCAACGAGGCGGCGGTGGCAGGCCTTGTAAATATTGATACTTCCGCAAGGGCGTTAGTCTCATCCGTCAACGCTTACGCTAGCGCAGGAGAAACCGCTACATCTATCAGCGATAAACTATTTCAGGCCGTAAAAGATGGCCAAACAACATTTGGAGAACTTGCTGACACCGTGGGGCGTGTGGCCCCCCTTGCTAATTCAGCAGGCCTTGAGTTTAGCGAGATGGCCGGAACTCTGGCATTTTTAACTAAGTCTGGCATAAATACTGCTCAATCCGTTACAGGCCTAAGACAAACGCTTTCTGGAATTATCAAACCCACATCTGAAGCAGTAGCGGAAGCAAAGAAATTAGGAATTGAATTCAGCACAGCGGGCATAAAGCAAGCGGGGGGGTTCGCCGAATTTCTAAAGCTAATAAAAGACCGGAGTAGGGGCTCTACTGATTCTTTGGCCAAGTTATTTGGAAGTGTTGAGGCCTTAAACGCTGTACTTGCTATAACTAACGGAGACTTTGACGATTTTAACAAAGTACTCGAAAACAACCGCGATAGCATGGGATCAACCGAAACCGCCGCCAAAGAACTAAAGGGAACCTTAGATTTTAAACTTAGCCAAGCCTCGCAATCACTCCAAAACTTAACCACTTCATTCATAAGTGATATGACTCCGGCCATGTTTAAGGCCGCCGAAGTCGCAGCGGATCTCTTTGGATTTTTAGCTGGAGACGAAGAGCCTAAAGGGCTAAAGGCAGCTCAAAAAGAATTAGATGAATTAATAGCAAAAAAGGAAGGATTCACATCTGGCGATGGCGGGATACTTAAAGCGATATTCGGTGGTGGAGTTGCCCCCCACATTGTAGAACAAACAAACAGGGCCATAGAGCAACAAACAAAGCTTGTAACTGAATTACAGCAAGCCAAGGCGGCAAATGGTAGCAGAAATCCAAGCGCTAATGGTGGATTGCCTGAAACGGTGGACGCTGAAAACGATCCAAAAGTTTTACAAGAAAAGGCAGTTCAGGCAAAGCTTTTAGAGTTGGGGCAAGAATTCGCTATGACTCAACAAGAACTTGCTATTGCAAAAAGGGAAATAAATGGAGAGCAAAGGGCCGGCGATCTGGAAAGAATACAGGCGTTTGAGACTTCAAAGCTAGAAGCAACCATAAATGCAAAAGAATTAGAGATCCGGGCCATTGAGGACTCTGTGGAGAGAAAAAGAAAGCTCGCTCAGTTTGAAATAAAGGCCGAAACGGAAAAGACAAAACTCATAATTAAACAAAAACAAGAGCTGGCAGCGCGAGAAGATCAGATATCAAGCTCCAGATTAAGAGCAACTGAAAACTTTTTAAGTGCTGGAATTAGTCTGGTAAAGCAAGGCTCAAAAGAGCAAAGAGTTTTACAATCCGCTCAAGCGGTGGTTAGCACATACACGGCCGCAACACAAGCGCTTGCATCACCTCCCGGCCCTCCCTTTACAATACCTTTAGCGGCTTCAGTAGTGGCTCAGGGTATTGCCAATGTCGCCAGAATAAACTCTCAAAAATTTGCAGATGGCGGCGTTGTGGGCGGGACTTCTTTTACAGGCGACAAGGTTCCGGCCTTTGTCAATTCAGGAGAGGCAATTTTAAATAAGCAACAAGGAGCGGAAGTTAGCGCTGGACTAAAAGAAAATAAAGGGCTTAGCGAAAAGATTGACGAGCTGATCAGAGTTATTAAATCTCAACCCGTGATATTGCAAATAAATGGAAACGAAATAGCGCGAGCGGTTAGAGATAGCCAGCTCGGAGGGTTTCAACTCGGATGATAAAGTTTTTTAAAGATAATTTTGTTGAAGGGGCAAATCTAAGCGCAAGCACAGAAAATGCGCAATTCCCTCTAGTGAACTTGCAAGACGATAGACGTTCAAAGGTTTACCGATCAACAGGCAGTAGTGCCACAGTGGTTTTTGACTTACAGACAACGGAAGACATTGATTCCATCATTCTAGCTCCCAATAAGATTGATGGTTTTAATTTGTTGTCCCCCATAACAATTGAGGCAAACGCCACAGACTCATGGGGTTCCCCCGCGTACTCCACGACATTATCAAGTATTGATGACGTTCATGGAATAGCTTATAAGCTTCTAAGCGCACCGGAGTCCTACAGGTTTTGGCGTTTGTCTCTTTCTGGGACCTCCTATGTTGAGCTTGCTTATGTATACATTGGCAAAGTGACCGAACTTGATAACAATCGCAGTATATCCTTTGGATGGGGCTATCAAGAAGACGACCTAAAAAATGAAAGCGAGAATGTCTATGGACAAAAGTTTGTAGACGAAATAATTCAACGTAAGAAGATGCAATTTCAACTGAACGCACTAGATAAAGACAATATGGACAAGATTTTCAAGGTCTATGACGAGCGACGAACCACTAAGCCCTTTTGTCTATTTATTGGCGACGATAACATGATAAATAATTCAAATCGCTTTAAGTTGGTTTGCTATATGAATAATAAACCACGGATAACCAATAACTTTTATGCTCACTACTACCTATCTATTAACGTAGAGGAGGCGCTGTGAATCTAAAAGTTGAACCATTACATACAACGCTTTCACAGACTATCACATGGGATAAAAACTCAAGGGCCATCTTAGGTGGCATTAGGCCATATATCTATATCCACAATGCTCCAGTCGGTACATTTACTTTTGAAGTTAAAAAAGGAAGTGATGTTATTGCCAGTAAGTCCTTTAGTTCAAGTGAAGCGAAATCAGATATGGACACCACTGATAATTATATCCACATGTGGAAGGCCTTGCAGTTTGACAATCCCGTAGCGATCAATAAGGGAGAATACACGGTTGAAATGAGTGCCAGCGGGTATACATATTTAAGTGATAGTTTTGTTGGGTGGATAAAAGAATATGAAAACTTAATCGCAAATGGCTCCTTTGGTATTAACGAGCCTTTAGCGGTGCAATTATGGGTTTATAAAGATGACTAGAGTTTTTAATTTTAACGATGGATTTACTAGCTCTGCAACACCTACAGACTTAAGTGGCGGCGCTGAAGTTGTGGCGACTCAGAGCATAACTGCGAGTGGAACTATAACTTTAGATAGTGCCAAGAATCAATTACTGCAAGTCCAAGGCGACGGGGCGGCGGTGTCGACGTCGATTACTCCATTCGGAACTACACCGCCCAGTAACGGGACAGAAATAACAGTGATGGGCATGCACGCCACAAACACCGTAAAGTTAACTTACAACGACAATGATAACGGAATCCTTATGAATGGCCCAAGCATTGAGTTGGGATTTAGGGACACCGTAAACTTCATATTTGTAACAGCACAAAATAGATATGTTGAAACTGGAAGAAACCACTAATGAGTTATGCTGACTTTAAAAAACAGACCAGATCTAGAAAGTTTGTTTTGGCGCATATAGATCCAAAACATAACCTAAAGGTTTTTGAAGTTCATTCTGGTAACGTCTATAAGAAGTCAGTCAATCACTACGTAATAGGATTAAAAGAAGATGACACCGCGTTAAATGAGGCCTCAAGTTTGGGAGCAATCAGCGCGGGAGAGTTTTTCTATGACCACGAGGCGGGAATTGTTTACCTAGAAACAGTCGATAACGACAATCCAAACACCCACTTTATAACTGCCACGTATCGCAAGTTCTATTCAAATATTCCCACAAACCATCTAACCCACAACTTAAATGGTGGCAAAGTGGTTGAGCACGAGGCAAGACTTGCCTCCGGCGGCGAAACAACGCAAGCACTAGATAATGCCGATCAGATAGGTATTGCCCTAGAGACAAAATCCAATATCTCACTGATTAACAGCGACGGGGGTTTTGATGAAATTTTTGATGCGTTTCAATGGGAAAACGCAAACATTAGTATCCACTCATGGAATGACAACTTAAACGAAACTGACGCCTTAAAGATATTTAGCGGTATTATCACAGATAAGAAGTACGACACAAATAAGATATCTTTTAATGTAAACGACTACACTTATAATCTAAGAAGAAAGATCTCCTTCAATAACTACACCGATGCGGATGGCGAACTAAGTGATTCAGACATAAACAAACCAAAGAAGATTATTTACGGTCAAGTTGACGGTTTAAAATTGGTTGGAGCTGACAAGGTAAAGGGCGGCTACTCCTTGTCTGGAAGCATAAGTGGAAGCTTTGGCTCTACAACTATTACGGGGTTAAACTTTCTATCAGAAGTCTCACCGGGGGATAAGATCATTTTGGACCTTAAAACTACTTATGAGTTTGGTGTTGAATCTATAGAGTCTAACACTAGCTTAACTATATCTGAAGAACTAGAAGTTTCATTTAATAATGAGGCCGGAAAGGTTTTACCTGAA